CTTCTCGGAATTGCGATACAGCTCCGTGAGATGGCCCGCCACCTTCACCGGATCGGCCAGGTCCGCCGCGGGGATCTTGTTCTGCCAGACCCCAACGTGCTCGGGGCTGACCTTGCCATGATACCATGGTTCGGTTGGAGCCGGCGGGGGGACTGCCGGGGTCGGCGGGGTGAGAGCCGGATCTACTGTTCCACTCATGGTGTTTCTTCCTCAGTTGTGGCGACCTGTGGGCCGCCGTAAAGCCGGTAGAGATCTTTCTCGGATAGGTTCAGATGTTGCTGGATCCGTAGCCACACCGCCCGTTTGCCCTCATTGAAGGCGTGTTCATACTCCGTGGGGGCGAAGCAGGATTGGTTCGCTTTGCAGACACGGATCAGGTCCTTCAGCACTTCCACGGCCCAGGTGTTGGCCTCATTGAAGGTCAACTGGTAAGCCTGCTTACGCTGCTGGATGAACGCCATCGTCGGCTTGTGGACCGCCATTACGCGGGCGCTCCAAAGCACCGCTCGACGATCGCCCTGGCGTTATCGAGCAACTCGGGCTGCTGATCCTTCACCACGTCCAGCCAGTTGGCCGGACTGATCAGGTGCGCCGTCGCGCGTATAAACCCGACTGCTACGTCAAGGTTGTCGAACTGGATCTGCAAGTGGCAGGCCAGGTCAGTGATTACGATCGGGTCCATCTCATCCTCCTAACGCGGTCAAAATTCGTTTGGCCTGGTCACTCATCTCCACGAACGACGCAATTTGTTCCCTGGTCAACTCCAATCGGGCTGTGCTGGTTTGAATAGCCAGCCCTGTTAGCTTACCACTGTTCAAAATTGGCCTTACGCTCACGAATGTCGGATCCATCTCATCCTCCTTGTGACATTGGTCCGGCGGGCTGCACGCCTTGCTCCCCGCCTCCGGCTTTAGAGACCACAGCCTGGGCCTTCAACATCGCGGCCTGGGCGGGTAGCGCCTGAATTTGCTGTTGCTGCGCGTTCGCCTTGGCGCGCGCGTCGCGCTTCTTCTTGATGCTGTCCGGGCTGGCCATCCAGCTCTCGGGGACCGCCTGGATCTCCGCGATGGCTGGGATCGCCGTGTCGAACTCGAAACTGTCCAGCAGGCTCGGGTCCTGAGTGATCGCCACGATCTCTTTCACGCTCTCCACGGTCCTCATAAATCCCGCCGCTTCTTGAGCACGCATCGCACGTGAAAGAGGCGAGGTATACACGACCTGGTAGGCGCCCTTGGCTTCCTTCAGCTCGCCGGGCATAGGCGGCAACTCGCCCTGGAAGCTCAAGATATCTATCTCGCGTTCGATTAACGGACCAAGATACTCGGACTGCTGCCGACCCACAGTGGGGGCAAGTAGGATACCCTTCTCGTTCACCCGCTCGATCACTTCGGTCGCCGTCATCTGGGGCGTCTCGGTGAGGATCTGAAACAGGGTGACCAGGAACACGTCGTTGATTAGTGACCGCTCTTCCTGCATCATCTCTTTCGAGATCTGGATATTCCCGGTAGGCAACACGCCAACCAGTGGATGTCCATCTGAGGACATCCCCCCTTTGTTCATCGCTCCAGGCCGCATGGAAAAGTCGGTCAACCCGTCGTCCGTGGTAAGTAGCACTGGGTCCGCGGCGCGATGGCCCGACTTCAGGAAGGTCTTCTTTTGGGCGTTCAGCGTCTTCAGGCTTGGCAAGACGGCCATCGCGGGCGACCTCCCGTAGACTTCGCCCGGCGTCTGAACGTATCGTCCAACAGCGACCGGAAAGCTGCGGAACCCCCCTTCCGACATTAGTTGCCGTCCCTGGATACATACGTGGTAACTCGCCCATGGCATGCCCTTGCTATCTAGCCGGTAGGGTTGATAGTCCGTTCTTGGCACGACCCGGTGTATAAAGTCAAACGGCATCTGGCTCTTTTTCTCAAGAGAAGAACGAAGAGCGGGGGGAAGCTTATCAATCCCCCACTTGGCTGCCGCCTGGTCCGCGGTAAAGCGAAGCCAACGAACGAAACCGTGAACCATTCCTTGGTGATTTTCCCGTAAAAACAGCTCACCAAGCGGAATGGACTTGTAGCGTAGGCCAGACCCAGGGCGACCGAACGGATCCTCATACCCGTCAACGAACATGCCTGAAGTTCCGAATGCCCCGAGCTGTTGATAAGACACCAGATTTTGTCCCGAAAAATTCCCATGCGGGTTGTATCTCCATTGGAACAGTCGGCGGGTCACTTCCTGGTAGTAGAGGCGGACGGCGCGCTGCTTGTTCAGGTAAGGGTCAGTCGTCCCAAGCCCGTGCCAGGTCATGTTCCGCGGCGTCAGCAAACTATCGCAGATCGCCGCGAACCGGTCAAGGGCCACCATGCCCGTGGCGTCGATCTGGCGATCGGTTTTCTTCTGACCGGGGAAATTGTAGGATCCATAGTTGAACGTGTTCCGGCTGGTCGGGAAGATCAGTTCGGCGATTTCTTCCCATTGGGAAGCGAACACATTCCGCATGATCTGGAGCTGTGAGAACTCCATCAGGCTTTCTTCAACGATCTTGATGACGCGCTCGTCCTGCTGCGCGCCCACGTAGGCGTTCAGGAGCATCGGGGAGCCAGCGCCTTCACCGAACGACATCACATGCCCCCATGCTCGTCAAAGAACCAAAGCAGGAAGCCATAGCCCGCGAGCCAGAGCACCCCGACGACGGCCAGAACACCGAGAACACCGAGACAGAACAGCATTAGTTCGTCCCCGCCATCAGGTGCGCCTGGACCGCCATGAACTCTTCGCGCCGGGTCCAGCCCTTCAGGAAGAGATCGGCATTGGCCAGACTGGCATAGTAGGTTTCGTCGGCTTCCTTGAGCTTGTCGATCAGCGCCCCAGGTGGGTAGCTGTTGGCGAGGCGAAGCGTGGTCTGCCCCACCACTCCGTCCTGCGCGGCCCCTACGATGCGCTGCAAGAGGCGGGCCGCATGCCCCGATCCGCAAACCATGGCATCGTTGAACACCATCAGGTTCACGCCGGGGTTCATCCCGGGGCAACCGCACGTATTCCAGTAGAGCGCCCGCAGGATCGCGGCGCAGTCCGCCTTGGTGCAAGCGGCGATCGGACCCTCGACGATGCCTTGTTCCACGGCGTTATCCCAGGTCATCTGTGTGATGCCGTAGGCCGTGGCGAACTTCTCGCCGGGGGCGTTATCCTGTTTCAGGCCATCGAACTGCCACACGAGCGCGAGGCAGGCGTCGAAAGTCGCTGGCGCCATGTTAGCCTCCAAAAAGAGAGTTGACCGCCCCGCCGCCGAATGGAGTATTGGATGGCCCTGACAGGCCCATCTTGTTCATGGCCGCCTGTTGCTGCGCTTTCTTCTTGGCCTCTTCCGAGGCGTCTTCCTGTTGGACCTGGAGCGCGGCACCGAGCCCGAGATCCTGCGCGGCAGGAGAGAGCGGGGTGTTCTTCGCATTCATAGGGCCGGCCATGTGCTATCTCCGCGGCGAGACGGTCAATGTCGATACATGGCACGCTGTTAGTGAAGTGTCAAGCGAACACGTCGAAATCGACCCCACTAGCGATCTGTCCACCCTCGCGCCGCGGCTTGCCTGATCCCAGGAGAACCTGCTTGGCGTGCCGGCGCATCATCATCGCATAGCGCGTTGGATCCATTAAGTCGTCCCAGGCTTTCACGATCACGCCGTCTTTCCGGTGATAGAGCTTGCGCTCCTCGAACCAGTCGGACAGGTGGCCAGCGACCTTGAGCTTGCCGGTGGCCATCCGGTTATACATTTCCATGATGCCGGGCTCGACGTTGTTGGAGCCGTCCGCCCACTTGGCGTGGGTGTCGAGCATGCGCAGCCCCTCAGCCTTATACTGGCCAGATAGCTGCCGGCCCGAGCCTTTGTCATGCTGATGCCCGTCCTGCGGCCACGCCACCGGCACGTTCTCCGCGACAGCCTTCATGGCCTTCGCGTGGAGCATGGCGTTCGCCCCCTTCATCTTGATCGTGTGGACTACGTGGTCTACGTCGGTGTCGCGGTCGAAGGCCATCAGCACCGCGCCGAAGGCATGTCCAATACCAAAGTCGATACCCCAGATTTTGAACCAATGAGGTGGCACCTCCATGAGGGTGGCCTCGCGGAGCTGCTCGTCCGAGAAAGGAAATATAAGTCCAGAGCCGAGCATAGGAGTGCCATTAACTCTTGCTTCTCGCTCATGTTCAGCGTAGCCAGCAATGATTGCTGCTCGCTCGTCGGGGTGTATATGACGCGCGTCATTGATCGTCATCCTGGTTACGTGGCCGGAGGGGACTTCCTTGTCGAGGAACCGCTTGACCACCACCGACATGCCCTTCAGCGGGGTGAAGGTCATGAACACCATGCCCTTGGTCGCGGTGGTCCGCGCTACGATCTCGAAGTATTCTTCGGGTCTGGGCTCTTCGTCGATCCAGGCGAAGTCAATGCTTTCCCCCTGGAGCTTCTCCCGGCCTTGCTCGCACGACTTGAAGCGTAGGACAGACACGCCATCAACCACGCCGCCAGTCCGATGCTCGACCTGGATGGTGTCGAAGGCGTCCGTGACACCGCGGGCCATACTCGGTTTGTCAACGAACCTCTCCCTGGGGATCATCCCCGTGCCGAAATTGGCCACGACACCCGGCTCACCGCAGAGATACTTCTGCGACACGTCGCGCGTCACCAATGAGGTCAGGCCGACAGCCCAGCCTTTGACCGGGCGCTCATACCGCTTGCCGAGCCACCAGTCAGGATACTCCCCGGTGAGGTGGCAGGCGACCTCGAACGCGCCGGCATACGTCTTGCCGAGCTGGGTGCCCGCCATGAGCAACCGCTCCTTGAACCCGATCCCGGCATCGTAGAAGTTCTGCTGCTTGGGGTAGGGGTCGAAGAAGTCGATGACACGGTAGAGCTTGCGCTCCAGCGCCGCCGCCATGGTCGCATGAAGAGCCTCGATCGGGTCGTAGACCTTAGCCACCAGCGGCCGGCTTGATGTCGATCTGGACGCGGGTCTTCACGGTGATCGTGGCCAGGCCCACGTCCGCGGTGCCCGTGAGCTGCCAGAAATTCTTGCCTGGCTCGTTGCGCCGGATCTCAGCCTGGATCTTCTGGATGACCGCCTGGGCGATCTCTTCCACCGCGGAGCGGCCGTCCTTCTGGATGTGCGAGAGGATCTTGTTGCCCTCGACGGTCTTGACGGGCGCTGGCGGCAGAAACTTGCCGCGGATAAATTCAGGTTCGGACATCGGGGTATACCTTCTCGCGAAACTCAACGGTCAAGGTGATCACGGCCTCATGCTTGATGTCGTGTGGGCTGTCCATGATCTTGCGGTTGTTCAAGAGGATACTGGCGAGCGGCCGGGGGTCGTCGAGCAGGGCCTCCAGGATCTTCTCCTGCATCTCCCGCTTCATGGTGTCGATCAGGAGGTCGAACTCGCTGGGGCCGCCAGTGTGTATGTGGATACCCATCAGTTCAACTCTGATTTGGGTGGTGTAATGACATACTCGAGCACCATGGTCAGCATCAGGTTGCCGGGAGGGGCACCCTCGTCATCAATCTGGAGCCCGGCCCTGGCACCATAGGTCAGGTAGTTCGGGTGTTCATCCATCTGGGCGTAGAGCCGGTGGATACAGGCGGCGGCCATCTGCTCGATGCGAGACTTGCCTTCAGGGTTGGCTTCATCGAAGGGCATGTCACAGGTCCTCTTTGTAGGGATAGCCTTGCACCTGGATGTAGAGATCCTTGCCCACCTCCGTCAGCACGGCGTGCTGGGCGCGCATGGCCGCCAGCTTCTTGGGGTCCCTCTCGGACACCATCGCGTGCTCGAGATCCTCGAGCTGCTGAGCGACATCGACCATCTTCTTCTTCAACTCCTGGCCGTCGCCGACCAGGTTGGAATACTTCCGCAGTTCGCGGGTGAACTTCGACATCACCAGGTTTCCTCTTCCTCGAGACCCTCGTCGGGTTCGTCATCCGGGACTATGGTCAGTTCCCGGCCAGATGTCAAGGCTGAAGCGTCATGGTCGATCGTGATGCCGTATGACCCCAGGAGCTTGGTTGGATCCAGCCCGAGCTTCTCAGCCATCGCCTGGATGTCGGCGATCTTCTGCTCGTCCGTGACGGTCACCTCGTGCTTGACCACGTGGGTCTGGCTCGAGCCGAGGCCCGTCCGGTTGAGGACCATCTGGATCCCGCGGAGCTTGAGCATCTTACTGGTGGTCGGATCCTCCAGGATCTTGTGCAGTTCACTAGCAGCCAGGATAGCCGTGGCGTGCAGCCGGCGCCGGGCCTCCTCGATCATGGCCAGCCCGATCCGCTCGTCATGGGCCAGCCGCCAACCGGTCACCCGGAGCGTCTCGGTGTCGCCCTTGTAGCCCGCCTTGCTGGCGGCCCGGTGGTGGTCGAGCCCGCCCTGGTCCACCAGGTGGAAGACGAAGGCCCGCTGGCGATCGGTGAGGGCCAGCATGTCGGGACCGACCTCGTAATCCCGGAGGGCGATCTCCTGGCGGGGCGGGTTATGGGCTCTGACCATCTTTGGCATACTAATGATACCTCCTGATACGGGTAACTAGCGTGTCGGCTGGGGTTTGTCAAGGGACCGGGGATTGTTCCACTTTCGTAAGGACCAGGAGAAATTCCAGGAAAATCGCGCGAAAGCGGTGATTGGGGGGCAAACTACCGCGCGCATCGCATTCGCCCCCCACCCGGCACCCACCCCGGTTCATCGCGCTAGTGTATCCATAGTGGTCAATAGTGTGTATGCTAGTTGAGCATCCACGGGTTGAACACTAGCAAACTAGTGTGCGCACTAGTGTGTTGTATTACGTGCAATACACGATGCCAGCAACAGGGGTGACAGTGCATTGTAATCATTGAACACCTGACAACTTAGTGTGCGAGCGTGTGTGATACGCTAGTGAATGACGATACAAACGATACACTTTGTTAGTTGCCTAACACAACAACTAATGCGATATTGGCGTGGTCAAGCAGGAGATACACTAATGGACACTCACGTAATCGCGATGCACCCAAACTTCCTGTGGATGCAATCAGGGATACACATGCCAGCAATCGACACCTCCATACTAATCTATGGCGCTTTCGTGGGCGTGTTGCTATTGGCCAATGTCGTCTACCTATCCCGCACGAAGGGGAGACATTAATGCAAGACTTCCTTCTGGCCGTATTCAGCCTCGGTGCGCTGGGCATATGGCTGTGGATAATGTTTTGCATGGGTATAATAGTCCTCATGCCGATCCACTATCTGTTCGCCGCCTACATTCGCTACATCATAAGGAGCACACCATGATCATGCAACAACCTACATCTGGCCCCGTGCCAGTGTCCAAAGTTCAACCCTTCATTGGGCTTGACCAGGCGTTCAATGTCGCCGTAAACCATATCGCCAGCCGGCTCTGCCCAACGGGATACGACACCGGCAAGGGGCCAGAGAACCTCGCGGACCTACGATATTACTACAAGCGCACGAAGCGGCTGATGGTATCCATGGATTACTCTGACCCTGAATTGACGATCTTTGGGTGTCGCGAGACCAATTATGCTTTTCGCGCATGGCATGACTGGCACCATCTGAAGCTCAGCGCGCCATTTAATCTCGACGGCAAAACCACCGTGGCCAATGCTCAGGCGGACGATCTGCTTAACCTATATGGTGCGGCAACCTCCTGCTATTGGCGCGAATTACTGGAAATTGAAGTGGTAGGACAAGCTTGCTACATGGAATATCATGGCCAATTCCCGACGGATCAGATCGGTTTCACTCGACACATGCTGGCAAACGGCTCATTTAGCCGTGTGTTCCACTAATTGCGATAGTTGCACCAGCTGGCTGGTGTAGCTATGGCCATTAGTTTCTGCCAGAGTGGCAGAAACTAAATCATCCGATGGCGGATGATTTAGTGGCCAATCAGGAGATAACACCATGTTCACCAGACCACACTACGAACTAATCGCGCGGGCGATAGCGCGAACCGACCGATACGATGATGATACACTGATCGGTGAAGCGCTTGTCGCGAACCTTGTCGCCATGTTTGAAGCGAACAATGCGCGCTTCGATACGGCCAAATTCCTGGAAGCATGCCGATCATGAGAGAAGCATCATTCATTCTGCCGTTGGACGTGCAATGGCAAGAAAGCTGGTCTGCCCACCGTTGGGTGAAGGATCAACTACTCGCCACGTTCGGAGGCTACACCGCCACTCACAAGTCAGGTGCGTGGCGTGACCCTGACACTGGCCAGGATCACAAGGACCAATCGGTAGACTATGTAGTGGCCTACGAAACGGGCAACATGCTTACGGCCGAAGCGCACATGGAACAGCTCCGGCTGATTGCCCATACGTCAGGCAAGCAGTGTGGCCAGCTGGCCATGTATATCAAGGACTTCAATGGCGACGTCTCAATCGAGAGGATAGTGTGATGGACCTAAGCCTGGAAGTTGCGGACACTATGACTATCCGGCAGATCAATCGATGGTTCAGGCTCCGCGATGAAAGCCACCTATGGCCAGTCAAAGGCCGGTTCAATGCCACGGACCGGGCAATCAAGCGCCTTCAAAGCTACGAGTGCTTTGCTTACCGTGGGGAGGGGGCCGTCTATGCCGCTAACTTACATGAAGAAATTGTCCGGATCCTCCGCGCCTGTGTATAATTGGATGTTTCATGGCAGCTTTCGCTGGCCATGGTCGCGCCCGCGTGTATACTCCTTCGGGTATGCTCGCATCTACGCCGCCTCGCGTTCCGAGGCATACGACTACTTCAAGAGGATGTATCATGGTTGAGTATGTGAACCTGCCGGACCACCTGAAGCAGGCATTGGACGCCACCAAAGGCGCGCGCCTTGGCGCCATGTTGGCATGCGCCTTCATGGGGGACGACCAGCCCACGGATGGTCCCTATTTCTCCGGGCTGGCCAATGTCACGTCAGACGGCTTCATCATGTGGGATTTCACGACCAAAGGGGGCGACTTCCACCAGGGGGCGCTGGCCGGAGATTGGCAATCCTTCATGGACAATATTCGGGGGCTGGTAGTCCATCTGGGCTGGGCTTACCAGCATGAGGACAAGCAAATACCCCGATCGGAAACCGCGCGCCAGCACATGACGGACCTACAGGACAAGCTGAACGCGGTCCTCCACTATTACGGTAACCATAGCCGCAACTTCTACAAGGAGCTGCGGGGCGCGGCAAAAGTCGAGGCGGAAGCGAAGTATGCCGCGAAACGTGGGGAAAAGCTCGATGAAATCTGACCTTGCGCCACGCGAGGGACTGATTACAGGCGGTAGCGGTAATCTGGATCCTTTCGATATCACAGGCGAAGACTGGGGCAGGGATGCCCCGGTCCCGGCCGGCATTGGCCAGTATCATGCTCGGGACTGCGCGCACATTGCTCGCACGTCTCTGGGTAACCCCGTCTATTTCCCTGGTATCGCGGCACTCGTCTTCGCATCGATCCAACAGCCTTTCAATTCAATCGAAGACAGGCTGGCGGACATCCAGGAAAATGGTGTCACGTCAGTCTATCTGTATGGGCATAAGCGGATCGGGTTACAGTATGTGCTCAACAATGCCGAAGACCTATGGAATGCGTCTATCGCATGCTCGGATGGTTCCATCGGCCTCGACGACCTGCTTATGCGCTACCTTGAAATTCCCGGTCTGGGGATCGTCAAGGCCAGCTTCCTCGCTCAGCTGACTACTGGCCAGGGGGCGTGCATGGACGGTATCCACCTCCACCGCTTTGACCTGCGGGAAGATCATTTCCGCCACCGGTCCACATGGACACCCAAGACGAGACTGGCCAAAGTCCGCTCATATAACGCCTATTGGCAGTCGATCGGCGATAGTGGCTACTGGTGGGATACATGGTGCCAATTCCAGGCCGATCGGGTTGTGAACCAAGCCGGCCGAACCATGCGACCGATCGGAACCACCAGCGACGTGTCCGCCTTGCACCTTGCTTGTCTAAGGTTCACGGTGGCCAGCGCATAATGGCCTCCGGTATTGTAAACTAGTGTTGGACAATGCCACTTCACTAGTTTATTATGCTGATCGAGGAGAATTGATATGCTGCACAAGAAAGGTTGGGTCAACTTATCCCAACAGAAGCACCTGGGGGGAGGGAGGAGCGCAGCGACCGACCGATACCCCAAACCCACAATTCTACCCAAACATGGGACGGTTCAAAATGAACGCAGTTCGGGCTTTCGTCAGTCAGAAGAAGCGACCACACCCTACGGGGAGCCTCTTCTTCCCTCCTCTGGCGATGTAGGCTCTTTTTCTAACATTACAAGAGGAGTTTCACTAACAATGGAAAATAATGGTGATTTCTGGCGTGACCTGTTGACCGCCGGCACGCCGCGCGAGACCATGGACCAGATCAGCAAGCGGGTCATCGCCTCGATCGGCGAAGCGCCTCCGGGCGTCAAGATCAGTTCCACGGAGCTGGGCTATAAACTCTGGCCAAAGGAGCAGCGGGTGCCCAAGGCGGACAAGGACGTGATCATGCACCTGTTCACGGTGCTGCGCCGGCTGGCCAAGGACCGGCTGAAGGATATGTGCCGCGAGGAGTGGATCCCTGGTGGTCCCTCGGGCCATCGCAAGGCGTTCGTATGGTTCAATCCCAACGGTCCTGATGGGCTGGTGGAACCGATTGGGGGCGCTGAAGTCCGGGTGGGCGCGAATTTCGCTCGCAGGATCATAAAAGGTTTGCGGGGGGAATACGATCCGGTTTATATGGCCATGTTGATTAGTGAGTGCGAGAAGGCATTTGGCCAGCTCGCACCGGAAGAGGAGCAATGGTAATGTTGGATAGTCTGATAGATATCGTCTTCGCGGTGGCCATCGTGGTCATCGTGGGGTGGAACGTGGCGAGGAGGGGCTGATGGGCACGTCATTGACTGACACCCGAGCGGTCGTGGTCCACGGTCCGGGCTCGCGCTGGTATGCCCGGATGATGTATCACGAACTGGTGGCGCGCGGGCAGGCCACGCTCTTCGTCGAGCCTCAGCCCCATGAAGTGCCACCGAGACACCGGCAAGCCTTGACTATCATCGTGCCGTGGCGATGGCTCGACACTGACCTGTGGCTCCTGGGCGATCGGCCTCTCATCGAGACCAAGAGCTTCAACGTGGGCTCATGCGGCTTCAATGTGGACTTCAGCCCGGCCGCCATGGCTCTGGCCTTAGACCACGAACTACGCCGCCGCTAATTTATTCAAAAGGAAATCTTGACAATGAAAACGCATAAGATTAGTTTATCGAAATCGGCCGATGGCCGGTCACACTACCAGCCGGATGAAGGTAGTCGGGCTTCTCAGTCTCCCCGTGGTGCACCAGGAGGAGCGGGATCCGACAGGCCACTTGCTTCCCTGGGAGAGTGCCCGGTGCGCTTTTCGGAAAAACTCAACTTTGTTATGGGGCACTATACGAACGAGTTTGGAAAACCCCAGAAACACAATTTCAACTGTTGCCTGGTCACGGAAGGTGTGCGAGCCTCCCCGGACTTGGCCCGCGTGTTATGCGGACGGAAGATCAATGGCAAGGCTATTTGTTTCACTGGATCAGGTCTGACGATCACAGTGGATCGGTGGCGTGCGGAATATGTCATCACAGATGAAAATGTGCTTTTTGACATTGTGCGCTTTGATGATGGATCACTGACCGTAGACGAACGGCATCCTCGTCGCGCGTGGGCACAATTTCTACGTGTAGTAGAAATCACGCCTAACTCCCCAGAACGAACAGCCCAGGTTAATAGCGCTCGTCGCACACTCAAAATCGAGCGTGATGCTGGGCGAGCCCCTCCTGCTAAAAAGCGGGACCGGTTGGCGGTATTACGTCGCGAGCTTAACAAGCGAGGCTGGGCGGCATAGTCCGCCACATGAGCTGCCCGGTTTGCTGGCCGTCACAATAGGCGGCCAGCTTGTCCTTCCCGGCCTTGTTAAGGTAGGATACCGCGCTACGTTTGTTTCGTTCGTTCTCGTCAACATCAGTCCCCTCGGTGAGGGGAAACAGTAAGGAAACCAGAACATGAGTGGTAAGAGCATTGTTCCCGTCGATCCCAGCTTTGAATTGCAGAAGCGTCCGGGCTATGTTGTTTTCGCCGAGCGGGCTGTTACCCTCGACGGTTTCGCGGAAATCTTTGGCCTGGATCTCAGAGGGGACCAGGCTCCCACCGATCTGAACCATGCGGAGATACCAGGGGGTGGCACGCTCTTCCGCGTCCTTGTGCTTCTCAACCCGGAGACGGGTCACAAGTTTCTGGCGCTCGGTTTCGAGGGCTATCACAGTATCAAAACCCGCGTAGATGGCACTGGACCCACGTATACCTCGCTCGCTTTCTTTCCCGCTATGGAGCACGGCGAGGATGGCGCAACCAAAGGTCTCACGTAAATGATCACAGAAGGCGACGAAGGCCCCGGCATCACGAGCATCATTTTCGTTCGTGCCTGCCATCATCTTGGCACCAGTATCGACTACTATCATTGCGACAGGAGCGCGGATAGCGTCGCTCGTCTCTCTAATGCTATCACAAAACTCCTGACGCGCGGTTTCGTCCTCACCCATCGTCGGGCCGTTCATAACAAAGAAACCTGGTATTTCAGGCGTGGACCTGGCCAGCCGCCACGCTGAGCGGCGCTTGGTCATCAGGTTGTGCTTCCCCTCCAGGGCAACGTAGAAGACAAGCCCGGTGCGGGTGGGTGAACCAGCGAACGTGGAGACACCCGCTGCAACACTCAGCGCGAGATCGAGGGCGACGAACGACTTGAAACTCCCGCTCGGTCCATAGATGATGGCGGTCTCCTGGTCTGGTAGTAGGTTTGGGATCAACCATGTCGGCTCCGGGAGATTGTCCATCTCCGTTTCGTTATACGGTTTGAAACGTGGACGCGGCTGAGATGCGAGCAGAGCCGGGATATGAATGGCGAAACTTTCCTGGGGGCGCCCCGTCGCGTCAATCCCCACGGTATTTTCAGCATATTTGTAGGCATTTTCGATCTTCCTTTCGAGGAACGCATGATACTTTGGCCCTACCGGTGCGCAGTCGTAGTGGACCCGCATGGTGTCGAGGGTCATGCTGGGCGACAAGCCCAGGTCTCGCAGCTTGCATGCCACGGCGATCGTCTTGCTGTCCGCCCCTTCGCCCTGGCGCACGGGGGCCAGATGCTTCAGGTAGGTTACTGCCCGCTCGATGTTGTGCGGGAGATCTAACTCTATGGCGCTGGCCTCCGCGCGCGGGGCTACTCGCTTCAGCGTTGCCAGTGTGGCTGGTATCCATGGGGGCAGGTTGGCCAACGGCAGAGCGGCTTGGAGTCGGTAGCACCCGGCGTCCGTAGATGAAGGTGGCACGAGCACATACGATCCGATGCCTCTTGTGTCGATTTTCGAGCCCAGTTTATGCTGGCTTGCTCGCAATTCGCCGCGGAAATAGAGGTGATTGCCTCCACGAGGCGTGGACACTGTGTGCGTATCCACTCGTCCGTGCTCATGCTCGAGACTGGCCCACTCTTCAAGTCCGGTCCATTCATCCAGGTCAACCACGCTGACGCCAGAAGGCTCCAGAGAGATGGCGACGTTGTAGGGTGGGTCAGCAGT